CATCCGAGGCGAAACGTAAACAAAATAAGCGAAGAAAAGCTGTTTTAGACAAGTTAAAACGCGAAAGAGATACTATTTAATAGAAAACCAGGAGAATTAAATTATGGCAGATGGTGCAGATTTTAGATACAATCAGGGAGTAGGCAATTCAGCGGCCTATTTGGTTTCTGGATATCCGTTTCTTACAGGTTCGAACGCCTTGGCTGTTGGGTCCGAGCATGAAATTTCGTTTCCAACCGTTACAAAGAGAATCGTTGTAATTAATCAGGCCGCGCCGGATATTCTCGTTCATTTTGCTAGTAAAACAATCGCTCAAACAACAGGGAGTTTTCATTATATTACTTTAAATTCCGCTGAAGATTCACTGGATATGAGTGTCAAGGCAGAGAGAATATACATTTCTAATATTGACGGATCTCAAGCCGCTTCATATCAGATCTTTGCAGAACTTACCACAATCCCAACGGGCTCTTTGAGTAATATGTATATTTCCGGTAGCGAGTGGCCAGGGATTCAAGATCAGGCATAGGGGGGATGTCTAATGGGTTTCAAGCCAGGGTCAGGAGAACAGGATGAGCTTAATGTCGACAGTGGAACTTTATATGTCGACAATACAAATAATCGAGTAGGTGTAAATACAGAATCTCCCGCGACAAGTCTTCATGTTGCTGGAGCCGCGGCCTTTAGTGGGCCAAGTAAAACTTTTGTTACTTTTGGAGAAAGTGATACCACTCCTTCTGTAGCTGATGGAAATCTTTTCAAAACTCACGCTTCTAGTCAAACATTAACCATGTTCGACGACGGTGTTACTGGCCAAACAATCACTGTTATATCAACCGCCGCAGTCGTATTCGATGTAACGAGCACCAACCTCAAAGGTGGTTCAACAAATATTACTACAGCAGCAGGAGACATAACTACATGGACTTTTGATGGAACCAATTGGTACTTACAACAGTTTATGGATGTGTCTGCTGATCACTCCAGTGTTGGCGGCGGCGGTGGTGGAATGAGCAATTGGATCCTGGAAGATGGAGATGGCACAGAAGTTACTGTTGGAGATGGAAAAGAAGTAAAATTCGTAGAAGGCACCGGAATTGATATCGACTTCACCGATACTTCGGACGGCTCCGATGCAGATCCATATGATTTAACATTTACAGTTGACCTCGAAGGAACTGAACTTAAATCTACGGGCGAAGGCGGAGGATCCAAGTTCTTAAGAGAAGACGGCGACGGCTCCTGTTCGTGGCAGACTATATCCATTCCGGTAACCGCGCTTAATAACGCAACAGCTAATGAGTTAGTAACAGTTGGTGCAACAACAACAGAACTGGATGCGGAAACTAATTTAACATTTAATGCCGTTACTAGTGTATTGGCAGTCGCAGGCCAAGTTACAGCATCAATGGGAATCACAGGAAGTGTGGTATATGCGCAGCAGGTAAGTGGAGCCTATCTCGAAGCTGGATATCTAAACATTAATAATAAGACGTTAATTCCGACTGATGCTGGTACATCAAATGTCGTATTTGGTAGATCTGGGTCTTTAGGGACCGGAAACGCATATAATATTGTTGTTGGAGAAAATGCAGGAAATGCCCTTTCTACTGGAGACAATAATGTAATTATTGGACACCAAGCAGGAGACAAAACAACTGACTTAGATAACTCTGTTATAATTGGACATCAAGCTGGTCGAGCAATCATGACCCTCGACGCTGACGGAACTGTTTTAATTGGTAAGGCCGCCGGCGCAGCCATTACTTCAGGAGTATATAATGTTGCAGTTGGCCACCAAGCTCTGACTGCAGAGGCAACCGGAGATTTGTCTACTGCAGTCGGACATAATGCTCTTTTGTCTCAAACTGGAGTAAATGGCACAGTTGGAAATACGGCAGTAGGCGCCGCGGCCGGCGATGCGTTGACAACAGGAATCAAAAACGTATTTATGGGTGTCAATTCTGGTGGAGCCACAACTGGTGTTAATCAGACCGTTGTGGTTGGTTATGGCGCCGGAGTATCAAATATGACCGCCGCTGCAGATGGTACAGTTATAATAGGCCATGGCGCATGCGCGAGCCTTACTACTGGTGCAGGAAATGTTGCAGTTGGCTTCGAGGCTTTAAATTCGAATGTCGACGGCGACTTCAATACTGCTGTTGGCTATCAGGCCCTAGAAACTTTTGAAGCAGATTCTGATGGTCACGGCAACAATACAGCCGTTGGTTATAATGCAGGACAAGCGGTTTCAACAGGAACTGGAAACACAATCGTTGGTGCCGCAGCAGGCGATGCCCTCCAAGGTGGCGACAACAATACTCTAATTGGTGACGGCGCAGGCGGTGCAACAACTGCAGCAGGGGAGCTTGTCATCATCGGCGCAGGCGCCGGCGCAGCCGTTATGACTACCGACGCCAATGGTACTATTGCAATCGGTAAAGATGCAGGAGCAGCTATCACTTCAGGAATCGGTAATACGATTGTTGGCTACAATGCTCTGGATTCTGAAGACGATGGTGATCAAAACACAGCCGTTGGGTATAAGGCTTTAGCTGCTCAGAATGCAAGTGCGGGCGAAGTCGGCAACACCGCAGTTGGATATCAAGCAGGGCAATTTATTACCACTGCAACAGGGTGTACATTTGTTGGAAATCAAGCAGGCCAGGGCCTTCCATCACCAAAACTTACAGGAAACAACAATACAGCTGTTGGTAACGACGCCGGATTGCTTTTGCAGGGAGCCGCGCAAGGCAATGTTTTTGTTGGTTCCACAGCGGGAGATCTTATCACATCCGGGTCGGGCAACGTATGCATAGGTAACGCTGCGGACCCTTCAACCGATGGCGCCCAGAATCAGATTGTTATAGGTGGCAACACAACCGGAACTGCGAATAATGAGGTGGCTCTCGGGAACGGCTCAATTACCACTATCGCAGGCGCAGTGTCTTTTGGTACTTATTCTGATGCTCGCATTAAGAAAAATGTAGTGGATACAGATCTAGGCCTAGCATTTATTAATAGCCTGCGTCCTGTTAAATTTCAACGAGTCAATCCCGCTGATTATCCTAGCGAGATTCTTGAGCCTCGTTTCAAAGGAGAAAATCCAGAAGAAAGGCCTGATGATTTTGACGAAACATCGTTTCACGATGGTCTAATTGCTCAAGAATTAAAATCAGCAATGGAAGAGCATGGTGTTTCCTGTAGCGCGTGGGACGAGGCCCAAAGCGACGGCCGACAAAGAATTAAATATGCCGTCCTTGTGACGCCCCTTATTAAAGCAGTACAGGAACTTACTGAGAGAGTAAAAGAGCTAGAAGACAAGTAGAATATTCAAAAAATGTCATTTTACTAAAAACAACACTATTTATTCTTGATTAGGAGTCAAATTATGTCAAAAATGTTAGAACAAGCAATTATTGATGCGGAAGCACTTAAGGATGCCGCACTTAAGAACGCAGAATCTATCATTCTAGAGAAATACTCTCTAGAAGTAAAAGAAGCGGTCGATAATCTTTTGGAAGAGCAACCAGAAGAAGAGTTGGCCACAGAAGAAGCCGAAACTTCCGAAGGCGATAAAGAATTTATGGAAGATATGACGAGAGCAGACATCGAAGATCTCGATGAGGACTGCCCATGTCCAGACGATACGTATACAGTCTCATTTGATGAGTTGAAAGCCCAGGCCGATGCAGCAATTGCAGAGGATCAAGAGGATCACTTAGATGCGGCTGATGATGTGATGGAAGAGGAACAAGAGACCGTCAAAGAAGACGAAGAACTTGAAGAAGAGCTTGACATCACAGAAGAGAATTTAGATGAAATCGCAGATCTATTAGAAGATCTGGTAGTCGATTTACGCCCAGTTCCTTCTGGAGTTCCAGGTGGAGGCACAAATAATGCAGCGGAGCAAGAACTCGCTGATGCTGCCAAAGCTGAAGAACTCACCGCAGAAGAAGAATTGGATGAAGACGAAGAAAAAACTGAACTTGAAGAGACTATTAAGACCCTCAACGCAAAAATTGAGGAACTTGAAGGTCAAAATTCTAAGTTCGAAGAGGTAGTTTCACAATTGAAAGAGCATCTTGACGAAGTAAATCTTTCAAATGCTAAACTTCTCTATACAAATCGTGTTTTGGGCAGCCCCTCCCTGAATGAGCGACAAAAAACAAAGATTGTCGAAGCTCTATCCAAAACGTCGACCGTTGAAGAGGCAAAAATTATTTATGACACACTTCAAAGCACAGTGGGAACAGGCAGCAAGCCAGGTCCAAAATCACTACGCGAGGCAGTCACACGTTCTTCTTCAGCAACCCTGTCGCGTCGTAATGACAAGACAAATATTTCAAACCCTGTTTCTTCCAGATGGAAGACTTTAGCAGGGATTAAAGACAATAATTAAAAAGGAGAAAATTAAAATGTCTGTACTTGATAAATTAACAGAGGGCATTGTTAACAGAGATCTCCAGAAAGAGGGTGCTGCCTTGATGAGCAAGTGGGAAAAGACAGGTCTATTAGAAGGACTTGATTCTGATCGCACTCGCGCTAGCATGGCATCTCTTCTTGAAAACCAGGCCAAGGAGCTTCTTCGCGAAGCATCTTCCATGGCTGCAGGTGACGTTGAGGGTTTTGCTGCTGTAGCATTCCCAATCGTTCGCCGTGTTTTCGGTGGTCTCATTGCTAATGACCTCGTATCTGTTCAACCGATGAGTCTCCCTTCGGGACTCATCTTCTTTCTTGACTTCCAAGCCCATCACACAAAGCTTGGCACGGAAGCCAATGATTCACTTTATGGTGGCGGCGTCCTCGGTCAACAATTGACCGGTGGTGTTGACCTCACCGGGGAAAACCTTGAAGAAGGCTTCTATAGCCTTAACAACGGTTATTCTTCACCAACTGGAGCAGTCGCTGGAGTAACTGTAGCGCTCGTCGCTTCCGGTACCGCTGGCGGAAACAATGGCCAACTGGGTTCTGTTGCAGATCTTGGTGTCGTAGATCAAGCCGGTCTTGACTCGTTAACGCGTTTTGACCCAGATCTTTCTGGTTCCAACATTGTCGTCTATAGAGTCGCTACTTCCGATCTCAAAACAGCTACCCAAGAAACAGTGTTGAATCGCGACAATCTTGTTGCTATTGACCTATCCGATGCAGCTGGCGGCAATACAATGGGCCAAGGTGCTGCCCCTGGTACCCGCCTCGTCCGTCGTTTGACTCAGTTCTCTGGTTCTTCTACGGCTCATGTGCTCCTGTTCTTGGAGTGTATCAATACTGGTACCGTTGCCGTTAACGATGGATATACTGTCGCTGATCTTCATTTCCCGCTAGCTGATGACTTCACTGGCACACCCGCTGCATCTGCGGATAACGCCCTTGGTGCTGTTGTTGGTGTTGATACTTGGGGACTTGAGAACACTGGAGCTATTCCAGAAATCGACATTAAGGTCGACAGCGTATCGGTCACGGCCGTAACCAAAAAGCTCAAGGCCAAATGGACCCCAGAGCTTGGTCAAGATCTTAACGCTTATCATAACCTTGATGCAGAGGTTGAGCTTACTGGTATTCTTTCTGAGCAAATTGCTCTTGAAATTGACCGTGAGATCCTTTCTGATCTCATCGCCGGTGCGACCGCTGGTAAATATTTCTGGTCACGCCGCCCGGGCAAGTTCCTCAATCGAAATACCGGTGAATCGCTTGAGATCTCAGGCGGAACTTCCGCTCTTGGACCTCCTGACTTCACTGGTACTGTTTCCGAGTGGTATGAGACTCTCGCTGAAACAATCAACGATGTTTCCGCTCAAATTCACCGCAAGACGCTCCGAGGCGGAGCAAACTTCATTGTTTGTTCCCCAGAGGTTGCGAACATTCTTGAGTTTACATCTGGCTTCCGTGCTGATGTAACTGGTGATGCTGATCGCGGCACTGTTGGTGCTGTTAAAGCAGGATCTCTTAGCAAGAAGTGGGATGTGTATGTTGATCCATACTTCCCGCGCAACGTTGTACTTGTCGGTCGCAAGGGAGGTTCCTTCCTTGAGAGTGGATATGTGTACGCACCTTACGTGCCTCTCCAGATCACTCCGACTATCTTCGGTATCGAGGACTTTGTACCTCGTAAGGGGGTCATGACCCGCTATGCCAAGAAGATGGTTAGACCAGATATGTATGGTCTTGTTATTGTTGCTGACCTTCTCGGTTAATAACATATAAATCGCTTCTCAAAGAGCAAAGCCCTCCTTGAAGTTTTCTTCTTGGAGGGCTTTTTATTATCCGCTAAACTACTTATTCAAGAGGAGAAATGAATGAATGGCCCGTCCCACCTTAACCCCAGCAAGCGAAACCAGCGCAAGCAAATTGCCTGCGACAGGAACAGTTTCTAGTGTTTCTGCAGAGTTAGCTTTTGGAATATATGCTAGCAACGCTAATTTCCTGTCCGGTGCGGCCGATCAGGTTGCCTACACATATAAGAAATTAGGCGGAGATGTACTAGACATAGAATTAACAGAGGGGAATGTTTATGCGGCTTATGAAGAGGCAGTTTTAGAATATTCTTATCTTGTAAATGTTCATCAATCAAAAAATGTTCTTTCGGATCTTCTGGGAAGCACAACAGGAAGTTTTGACCAAGACGGCCAAATTCAATCTGGACATTCTTTAGAAAATAAGGCCATTGAATCAAGTTATCCTCAATTTCAATTTTCATATGCTAGAAAAGTAGGCCATGCAGTCTCCAATGAGGTTAATTTAAACGGTTTCGAAAATGTATATTCAGCATCATTTAACACAACTTCCTCTGTTCAGGATTACGACCTGCAGTCTATAATATCAACACAAGCTGGTGCAGATAATACATTAGACTTTTATAATAAGGTTGGAAATAACAGAGTTTTAATTAGAAAAGTTTATTACAAGACTCCACAGTCTATGTGGAGATTTTATGGATATTATGGAGGCTTAAATACAGTTGGAAATATGCAGAATTACGGCCAGTGGGCAGATGATTCACAATTTCAAATTATACCAGTTTGGCAAAATAAACAACAAGCATTAATGTTTGAAGATGCAATTTATACGAGAAATTCACACTATTCTTACGAGTTAAAAAATAATAAATTGAGAATATTTCCGATGACCACAACTGTCGGTCCAAATAAAATGTGGGTTGAATTTATTATTCCAAGCGAAAAGCAACCATGGGAAGAGGATTCCAACAGGACACATAATGTTGGCGGAGTCAATAACATGAACAACCTTCCATTTGCAAATATCGGATATGATACGATCAATTCAATAGGGAAACAATGGATTAGAAGGTTCTCACTTTCTGTTGCGAAAGAAATGCTGGGGCAAATTCGAAGCAAATTTGCAACAGTGCCAATCCCCGGAGATGCAGTTACATTAAATGGCCCAGCCCTGATCTCTGAAGCAAAAGAGGAGCAAGATAAACTTAGAGAGGAACTTAAGACAGTTCTTGATGAAACGCTATACAAGCAGTTGGTTGAGAATGATGCCAGTACTCTCGATAATGTTCTTAAGATGCAAGAAAAGCTTCCACTGCCGATATTCCAAGGATAATAAAAGATGGGAAAATGGACACAACCAGAAAATCCGCCGCCCCCGTTATTTACAGGTAAGCCAGAACGCGATTTAGTTAAGCAGGTAAATGATGAGCTTATTGAAAGAGTCATTGGTCAACAAGTTGCATATTATCCTATCGATGATGACTTAACAAAATATCATAGACTATACGGAGAGGCGGTAGAAAAGACATTTTTGCCTCCTATACGAGTGTATGCGCTGGTTGAATGGGAAGAATATACAACTGCATATTCCGAGAACATAGGTGTTGATAGAAATGCATCGATTATGATTCACTTTCACAAAAGAAGACTGACAGAAGATCAAGATCTTTTTGTTAGGGTCGGTGACTTTGTTTTATATGGCGATATTTATTATGAGATAGTTGCATTGGCTGAACCAAAAAAGCTTTTCGGCCAGGTCGACCACAGCGTCGAGATTTCAGCTAAATGTATTAGAGCAAGAAAAGGATTATTTGACGGTAATTAAAAATGGCAGAAGAAATAATTGAAATACGACCATCAACGATTGAAAATATAGATCTTGCTGTTTTTGAATTCATCGATGAAAATCTAAACATGTCTTCCGACACAAACGAGGGATTTAAAAAAGTTCCTGTTATTTGGGCCGGCGCCGAGCGCGCAAATCAGGTTAAAAGGAACAAGGACCTGAGAGACGACCAGGGCGTACTGATTCTCCCAATCACAACATTAGAAAGAACGTCGATAACCAAAAATCTAGATAGAAAGGGAACGTATTATGGCAATGTTGGTCAGGGAGAGGGAATAGTAATATCCAGGACGATAAAACAAGATAAAACTGCTAATTTTTTAAATGCCGATAGCCAGAAAAAAACTACCGGCGGATCAGGCCATGGCCAAATTAATTTTCCAACGAAACAGGAAAACAAAAAGATAGTTTATGAGACTGTATCTGCCCCGCTTCCTGTTTATATTGATGTGATATATAAACTTAGTATTCGGACAGAATATCAAGAGCAGATGAATAAATTAATGACACCGTTTATAACCAGGCCTCATGGGCTAAATTTGATAGCTTTAATAAGAAACGATCATTACTATGAAATGTTCATCGGTGACACCTATAATCTGAACAACAATATAGCTTCTATGAATGAAGAAGAAAGAACGTATGTTACAGATATAGAATTAAAAGTTTTGGGTTATTTAATGGGAGAGGAAGACAACCAAAAGAATCCAAAAATCGTAAAAAGAGAAAATGCCGTGGAGGTGAAATTACCTCGCGAGCATGTAATTTTTGGAGACATTCCAAGTCACATTGATAAAAAAGGATTTTATCGTGATTAATGATTGCTTTTCGGTGAGCAATATACTATTTATTTAAGAAATCATACAAATTTCGCAGTTATAGGAGTAATTTTAACATGTCAGTTGATAAGTTCAAGTTTGTGTCCCCAGGTGTTTTCATTGATGAAATCGATAATTCACAGGTTCCAAGTACAGCAGAGGCAATCGGCCCACTGGTAATTGGACGCACAGAGAGAGGCCCAGCAATGAGGCCAGTAAAGGTTCAGTCTTTTTCTGAATTCGTAGAGATTTTTGGAAATCCAATCCCAGGTGGCGACGGCGGCGACGTCTGGAGAGACGGAAACAAAACTTCCGCAACATATGCCCCATATGCCGCCCAAGCCTGGCTTAAAAACTCCGGCCCAATTAACGTAGTTCGTCTTTTGGGAAATCAACATACTGACGCCCTCACTGGCGGTGAAGCAGGCTGGAAAACAACAAATACACCGTCCAACGCATCGGCTAGTGCAGGTGGTGCTTACGGACTTCTTTTATGGGGATCCGCATCTTCTGTTACAACACCAACAACAGGAACTCTTGCTGCAATTTGGTATCTGAATGAAGGCTCTATCCATCTTTCTGGAACAGCAGCTGCATCGTCTTCGCTCACCGCTCAGGGAGCCGGCCTTTTGATTGAGTCCCAAGGCGCCAATCACGAATTTAAAGCTATTATTAATAAGGCGGATGATACTACGACAACTATTAACTTCAATTTAAACAACACATCCCAGAAATATATCAGAAAAGTGTTTAATACAAATCCGACATTGACTAACTCTGGCTGCACAGCTACTGCGCAGCAGGAAGTATACTGGCTTGGTGAAACTTTTGATAGAGCAGTCGTTGATAATGTTGATGCAAACAACACATCAGCTACAAACTCAGGTGGATCCTGGGGTTGTATTGTTGGTCTTGGTTTATCCGCTGCTACTCATGCCGGCATTCACCAACAGGGAATGAATGCTGCGCAAACTGGCTGGTTCTTCTCACAAGACCTTCGAAATACTGGTGGTGGTGCCCCTGATGGCGGCTTCCACTATTCCGATCATACACAACAATTGTTCCGCTTAATCTCTTTGGACGGCGGAGCATGGACATCTCAAAATCTCAAGGTATCGATTCAGGACATTAAAGCGGCAACTAGTTTGGATGATCCATATGGCAAGTTCACCGTGGTTGTTAGAAGAATGTCCGACAACGATAACAAGGTTCAGGTCGTAGAAAGATTCAGTTCCTGTAACCTCAATCCTAATTCACCAGATTATGTCGCTAAAAAGATAGGTGACAGATATGTAACTTGGGATGATAGCGAGAAGAGACATAAGGAATATGGAAATTATCCAAATCTGTCTAAATTTCTTCGTGTAGAAATGAACGCAGACGTCGATGCAGGCGCAACAAACGCTGAATATCTCCCATTCGGAGTATATGGCCCAGTCAGACCAAAAACACTTTCGTTTAGATCTGGCTCTGCCGCAACTGGCTTCAATGAGGGATTTGATCCGGATACAACTGGCACTGCAATAACTGTTGCAAATTCTTATATTTTGCCATTGAGTTCCTATCATACCGGGGCTGATCAGGGCAAGCTCAGTGATTGGACTGAAGATCTCAAGCTCGCCGGCGGCAGCTTGGGTAACGCCGCTAGCATCGCCCAGGCATTCCAGCCGTTGATGCAGACAACATGCTCGGTTATTTTCCCATCAGTACCGCTACGCCAAAATACACAAACTCCACCGGTTTCAAACCCAAAGCATGCATATTTTGGAGCAGACACAACAAAATCGGGTAGCGTAAAGTTTGATAAGAGTAATTTGGACGTTCTTCGTCCATTGCCCTCTCATATGAGCGCGCAACAATTTACACCAGGAACAAACACAGAATATTCCTGGACATTTACACTTGATGACCTTGCATCTTACACCGGCACAGGTGGCGCAAGATGGATATCCGGTTCGAGAGGGTCTGGTACTTCGTTGACTGCACTTTCTTCAAGCTGGAAGCAGGTTCTCGATGAGGGCTTCAATCGATTCACAACCGTTCTTGACGGCGGTCATGACGGTTGGGACGTTTCAGAAAGAGACCCGCTCAACAACACAAGAATGGGCGATAATGAGCTTAATGAGTATGCCTATTACACAGTTAAGCGCGGCATTGATGCTTGTTCGGACCCCGAGGTCGTCGACTTTAATCTTGCAGTTGTCCCGGGCATTTCTAAACCTCAAATCACAGAGCACTTGATTAATACTTGTGAAGGTCGCGGAGACGCCCTCGCTATCATTGATATCGAGAATGACTTCAGCACAAATGTAGAAAATACGGCCGGAGACCAATCAAATGTTGGTACAGTCGATAGCGCAGTATCTTCGATGCTCTCGCGAGGCCTTAATTCAAGTTATGGTTGTGCGTTCTATCCATGGGTCCAAGCAAGAGACACTATTTCAAATAGAACCATTTGGATGCCGCCCTCCATTGCTGCCATTGGCACAATGGCTAGTTCGGAAAGAAAGACTGAACTTTGGTTTGCTCCTGCAGGATTTACACGCGGAGGCCTCACAGACGGCGCCGCAGGTATCCCAGTCGTAGGTGTTCGCCAGAGACTTACTTCTGAAGACAGAGATAAGCTTTATGAAGCCGATATTAATCCGATTGCAACATTCCCTGCAGAGGGTATCGTTATCTTCGGACAAAAGACGCTTCAGGCAACAGATTCTGCTCTTGATAGAATCAATGTTCGTCGACTGATGATTCATGTAAAGAAAGAGATTTCTAGAATGGCAGCAACACTCTTGTTCGATCAAAATGTACGCACTACATGGGAGAGATTTAGAGGACAAGCAGAACCGTTCTTAAAATCAATCAGAACTCGACTTGGATTAACAGATTTCCGAGTTGTTCTTGATGAGTCGACAACAACCCCGGATCTTGTTGATAGAAATATCATGTACGCAAAGATCTTGCTCAAGCCAGCGAAAGCAGTTGAGTTCATCGCACTAGACTTCGTAATTACGAATGACGGGGCAGCATTTGAAGATTAATTCAAAGGTAATTTTTTATAGACACTATTTAGAATAGTAACAAGGAGACAAATTAAAAAAATGGCATTTTGGAGCACCACACAATTAGAACCAAAAAGAAGTTTTAAATACTTAATGAACTTCTCTAACTGGGGAATTGATTATATTATCAAAACAGCCGATAAACCAGGTTTTGAGGTATCGGAAACAGAGCATCAGTTTCTTAATCACACTTACTATTACCCAGGCAGAGTAACTTGGAACGAGATCACAGTCACAATGGTTGATCCAGCCTCTCCAGACGCATCAGCGACGTTGATGGCCATCCTGCAACACTCCGGATACAATCTTCCGATTGACGTCGCCGCGGCCACGTCAGATGTTATAACTAAGAAAGATTCAGTCGATGCTCTTGGTACTGTGTATCTAAAGCAAATTGGAGGCAGCGCGTCAGATGTCATTGAAGAGTGGACTCTCGAAAATGCTTGGATCAAAAACGTAGAGTTTGGATCTCTTGATTATGGTTCCGAGGATCTGGTAGAAATTTCAATTACTATTCGATATGATTATGCCGCTATGACCAAAGCGGGTACCACGTTCGGCCCTGGGCCAAAATAGGGTAGCACGTTCTAGCCATAAACTTTTTCCTTAACATTTATAAAAAATACCTATATACTTATAGTACACATAAATTATGAGGTGATAAGTGTCTACACGAAATAACGAAGATCGAATTGGAACGAACCAGCCAGCCGCTGATGCTCCCCCAATCGACGCAACAGAAACAACAACTCCTGGTACGTTAGATTTTGCAACGCCAGTTGAGTTCGTAGAATTGCCTTCCCAAGGAAGATTTTATCCAGAAGGGCACCCACTGCACAACAAAGAAACTGTCGAAATTCGCCATATGACAGCTAAAGATGAAGATATCTTAACATCTAAATCTCTTTTGAAGAAGGGTCTGGCAATTGATCGTTTGTTGCAAAATGTTATGACGGACAAGGCAATCAAACCAGACCAGCTTTTGGTTGGAGATAAAAACGCAATTATTATTGCTGCTAGACAGACGGGATATGGATCAGAGTACGAAACGAGCGTTACGTGTCCAGTTTGCGCAAACACATCTAGACATGAGTTTAATTTGGCATTAGCAGAAATTAATGGTCCAGATAAATGTGCCGCCCATGGCGCAGAATTAACAGATAACGGCACTTTATTAATCACCCTGCCGAAGTCTAATGTTGTGGTCGAGGCTAAAATGTTGACGGGTAGAGACGAAGCCGCCTTGGTAAAAATGCAGCAATCAAAATCTAAACACGGGATGGGAGAGAATAATCTAACTTCACAGTTCAAAATGTTTATTGAATCTGTTAATGGGCATACAGATAGAAATACAATTTCTAAATTTGTTGATAATATGCCTGCTACAGATTCAAGACATCTTCGAACAGTTTATGGTAAATCAGTTCCAAATGTTGATTTAACCCAGAAGTTCTTTTGCGAGGAATGTCTTACAGAGACAACAATGGAGGTTCCGCTGACAGCGGAGTTTTTTTGGCCTAAGTGATAAGTACATGGAGAGCGTTTATGAAGAGTTCTTCTTTCTAAAATATTATGGAGGATGGAGCTTTATAGAGGCATATAGTCTGCCTGTAGGTTTAAGAAGATGGTTTGTCACCAAGTTGGCAGATCAACTTAAGAAAGAGTCTGAAGAAATGAAGAAGGCCTCAAAAACTTCAAAGACTGGAAGAAAGAGATAAGACTGCGAAAGCAGTCTTTTTTTTTAAATTATGAGACTATTTATAAGAGATAATTGTGTCTGGAGGAAATTATAGTGGAAAATCTTCATGAAGATGAGCTTTCTGAACAAATCGTCGATTTAGGCGCGGCTCGAAACGGTCTCTTAACCGAAAGTTGGTTGAGGATGTTCGGAGGGTTGACTAAGATGATTCTTGGAAAGATGTTTGGGACATATAATATTGGTCCAGGTCCTCTGCCGAATTTTCAAGTTCGAGGCACAAAATCGGAAATAGCCTCTTATGCTAAAGCTTTAGGAAACGAAAAACAATTTATGGTTTCCGCCAAAAAATTTGGATTGGATGATCCTAGAACCTATAAATCTAAAATAAAGTTGGATAGAGCTATTAAAGACTTTGAAAAAACAACGGGATTGATATGGCCGTTTAAGTCATAGAGGACTAGGAAATGGCAGACGATAAACTCACACCAGAAGAACAATTAGCAAAGCAACAAGCAATCGCTGAAGCCGCTGAAAGGCGCCTTGCCAGTCTGGAAAAATCCAACGCCCTCATGAAAGAGGAACTTAAGCACGCCACAGAACTTTCTAATAAAGTGGAACTGGCTGCCGGCATAAGAGAAAACGAAATTAGATTTTTCGAAGCCAAAATTGCAAATATGCAAAAGTCTAGAGGAATTCAAGAGGCAATTAACGCTGAAGTGGATAAACAAACGGCTTACCAGCAGGCTTTGATTATCGGTGATGAAGAAAAAATAGCACTTGCAAAAGAAGATCTCAAAACATCGCAAGAAAAGTTAAAAAACCTATATAAGCAAATTGAGGTCAAGAAAGAAGATCTCAAGATACAGAAAAAACGCGCCAAAGCTGTGCTTGCAGCAGAACAGGGCACCAAAAAAACTCTGGAAGCAATGACCGGGGTCAGCGAAGCCTGGAGAGATACCACATGGGGCGCCCTAGCAACCACTATGGACGATGCAGATAGTTTTAGTGAAGCATTAATGGGAATGGAAAACGCTTTCAATGAAACGTTCACGACCGCGAATATGCTTGGATCGACTATCGAAAAAATGATAGAAAGTTCTATAGCCACAGCAATGGCACTAGACGAACAAACAGCGGCAGTTGGTAGAGCCACCGGGCAAGGTAGGCGCTACGATAAAATGATCACTGACATGACTTATAGTTTTAGTTTGGCCGGAAACAGCATGCGCCAATTAGGCGTCAGCACACAAGAATATGCAGAATCTCTTGTGTCTCTCAATTCTACGGTCGCCGCCTTTAGTAAGCAAAACGCCGGCGCCCAGAAAAATATGGTCGAATTTACAGCAACAATGCAGAAATTAGGAATCCAAAATGCGGCCGTTTCAGAAAGTTATGATACTCTGGTCGGCGCCTTTAGAATGTCTTCTGAAGAAGCTGAAGCCGCAATAGGGGATGTCTTAAGCTTAGCAATGGAAATGGGGATCCCCCCACAACAGATGGCAGAAGAATTCAATGTAGCTTCAAAAAGGCTAGCCGCATATGGCTCCGGAATGATATCGGTGTTTAAAAAGGTCTCAGCATCCGCGAAAGCATTAAATATGGAGACAACAACTCTTCTTAATATTATGGAGCAGTTTGATACGTTCGAAGGCGCCGCCAATGCAGTAGGGAATTTAAATGCAGTCCTCGGCGGACCCTACTTAAATTCTATTCAGATGGTTAGAATGAACGAAGAACAGAGAACCAGGGCAATGCTTGAAGCAATGGAAGCTTCTAATAAATCTTGGAAAGATATGGGTAAGTATGAGAAAATGGCCATAGCCAACGCGGCTGGAATTGATGATATGGCTGAAGCAAATAAAATATTTGGACAATCTCTTTCTTCTTATGATGAGCAGATGGAAAAGGCTGCCGAAGCTGATGAAAAACAAAAAGACTTTAATGAAGCGGTCAAAGAACTGCAAACTCTTGGCGACAAATTAAAAATAATGTTCCAAAGCCTGGCCATTTCTTTAACACCAGTTTTCAAGGCCCTCGGAAATGTTCTCGACGTCATTTCTCATATTTTCAGTATTTTTACAGGAATTTTATCTTGGAATGATGTATTAACTACTGCTATTTTAGGAATTGCCGCAGCATTTGTGATATTTAAAATCGCGACCCTCGCCGCAACAAGTCCTTTACAAGCATTTATGTTGGCGTTTGTTCTGCTTTCATCGCTTTCTCCAACACTAGGAAAAGCACTTCTCGTTGTCGGTGCAGCTTGGGGAATATATTCGATAGCCCAAAATGCTGCGCTCTTGCCCCTTTTGGCAATAGTTGTTGCCATCGCTGCCGCAATAGCGGCATTTTACGGCTTCTACAAATTAATTGGCTTTCTTGCTAATAATATATCTGGTATGTTTACGTCAGTATTAAGCGGGTTTAAATCATTTATTATAGGGATGCTCCGAGCACTGGTTAAGGCTGCAATATTCATAGTCACTTTACCTATTAACCTGATGAATCTGGTAATTAAGGGAATGAACAAAATTCCTCGTGTCAACATCCCTACAATTCCGGTACCAACGATTGATGATTTGCCGGGCTTTGAAAAGGGCGTAACAAACTTCCAGGGAGGTACCGCCATTGTTGGTGAAAGAGGCCCAGAAATGATAACAATGGGCCAGGGCTCAAATGTGATAACAAATGAGAACGTGCAAAAAGTCATGGGGGCCGCTTCAGATGTTGCTTCCGGGCCAAGTGGAGGAGTCACCATTGACCAAATCAAAGCGGCGTTCGTGGCAGCAATTCAAGAAACTGGCTTAGCGTCTGGTACTCCTGCTGATGATGCCGGAGGTAAAACAATTATCATGAAACTTAATGATAGAGAATTTGGTCGAGCAGTATACGAAAAGATGGAGCAGAAAACAAATGTTATTCCGAAGTAATATTATAAAGAAAAAAGAACGGATTAATATTTATATTAAGAGGATATAAAATGAGTTTTGTCGATACAGGAGATACACAGTATAAAACCGGTCAAAAAATAGAGTTTTATCATATACCAACCGATCAAGCCGTTGATTTCAAAGCGTATATTACAGATTTTAGTGACGACTACTCTAGTAACTGGGAATCGGAAGAAGTTTATGGTCGAATGGACCCAATTCAAACTTTTAAGAATACGTCTCGCGAGATAACCATTTCTTTTGATATTGTAGCCGGCTCGTTGGCCGAAGCAAAGTCCAATTTAGAAAAATTTTCTAAATTAATTGGATTTTTATATCCAAATTATGATATGCAACACGAATCGTTGGCTCAAGGGAAAGTAAGCGTCGGCGCAAACACTATTTCAGCGGCGCCACTGATGAGAGTTAAGTTTATGAACTTGATTTCGTCCGCCAACAATCCTACAGGCACAGCGAAGGAGTCCGGATTAGTTTGTTCATGTAAGGGCTTTTCTTTTAAGCCAAACTTGGATACTGGTTTTGCTTTTGATCCAGACGCAAATGGTTTTTTATATCCGAAGTTTTATAATGTTAGCATGGGCCTAACTGTGTTGCACAGTCACCCATTAGGGTTCAATCAGGAGGGTAAAACTAATATTGCTAATTTCCCTTATGGCGTGTTAGGGGGACCAGTGCCAAAGCCAAAAACAAACCCAAACGAAGGCCAAGATTCGACCCGACAAAATCCGGACGATGTGCAACAATCTAGCGCCCAGCAAAGTATCTTAAGTGGTCCACAGTCAAGAACTTCATAGTATAAGGAATAAGCAAAATGCCAATTAATAGATATTACAGTAGATCGATAACGAGAAATTTTCATGAAAACATAGAAGAATTTTTAAAAAATAAAAAATTAATTTATGTTGATCATTATATGACACCAGTATTGTATCAACCTACGCTTGAAGATTATGGCTCCTTGCAAATTGTTTCTCATATCTGGGCCACTGGAGATAGATATCATAAATTGGCACATAGATATTACAAAGACTCTAGGTTGTGGTGGGTTATAGCATGGTTTAACAAAAAACCAACTGAAGCCCACGTAAAAAATGGAGACGTAATTCAGGTGCCTTTTCCTCTGGAGCGCGCCCTAACAATATTTAGGGTTTAATCATGGCTAAATCTTTAAGAGAAAAATTTCTTTCAAAAATGGCGGCGACTGAAAAATCAGGCGACGGCCAGAGGCAATCTAGGCGCCTTGCTGAACAGTGTTATTTAATAGATAATTGGAGGACATATTCTGGATTTTCTAGATTTGGTAGAGACACTAGTGGTGGCAAAGAACACTTCAATAACTTCACACCAATCCACGGAGGATCTCCAGAAGTTTTAGTATCCATGTTGACTGGGAAGCCTGGCACTCAAATATTATTTGATATGACCCCAGACCAGAAGGCTTTGTTAGTGCCAAAAATAAGAATATTTAAATCATATCTTATCTCGAAACCCGGTGAATCGCCAAGTGAATATAAGGACGTCGAATTACATTTTCCAAGCGAGGCAATATCACAAGAAGATATTTCTAAAATTACTAGTTCGAAGTTTGGCCGCGGCCATGGAGTCGGAATACAATCCTTCGAATGGATATATGACGGAAAAGATCCCGCCCAGGTCAAATACAGCACTAAGTGTAAACTAACAATGTTTTTTCAAAATCTTGAAGATTTCACAGCCACAAGAATGGCAAATGAAAAATTAGATGGAAAAGCATTACAATATAGATTTTCAGATATTATAAATCCGTATGAAGCAAAGATATATGATGAAGATCGCGAGAAATTAAGGGACAACGATACCGAAGGCCTGTGGAGGCTTAAAGCGGTGGTCGGATGGAGCTTGCCAACATCAGTTAAGGATAAAAAGTTGATGAATGATGGTATGCTAGATGCTATTAAAAATTGCAAAGTGGTCTTGTACCTAACGCTGACAGAGCATGATATAGAATTTAATCAAGATGGGTCGATAAGGGTAACTGTTGATTTTGTTGGGGCCCTAGAAAACGCCCTGCAAGACTCTGCATCTAACGTGTTTACACCCCTTAACGCCGCGTTCGCAGATACGGCCGGCCGCATTCGTGCCGACAGCGAATACAATAGTAAAAATAACATCCGTGTCACGCCCACCGAAGCCCGCGCCGAATTAAAGCGCCGAAGAAGAGAAAAGAAAGAGAAAGAAGAAGGAACACAGGGTAATCCCGCGGGAGCAAGTTCTAAAGATGCAGAATTGAACGAAAGGTTTTCGGAAGTAAGCACCGACCGACTGCAGGGCATAATTAATACGTATGAGAATGTTAAGCTTTTAGATGAGCACGCGCAGCGCCGGGAATCGCAGCGAATATTTATCGACAATCTCATCATATCCAACAGGCTAAAGGCAGCTGTTATACCTATAGAAGAAATTGGTTTATGGAACGGAAAACAACTAAAAGCCACCCAGATGGCTAGGTTCCGCCGCTTAAGAAGCGATTTGGCCTCCAAGGGCCCTGCAGGTAAAGCAGAGCTAGCTAGCATTTTGAGAGAAGCCGGCCTGACCGACGAAAGCGTAATTGAAGACATGGTGAATAGAAGACCATTCCAATTTGAAAAACAGGATGAATCTTGGATTGAAAATAGAGACGTCAGCAAACTAACGCCAACGGAAAGACGTATCTACGATGCCGCGCGCACTAGCGCTTTTAACCGGGGCCATCCCGTGATGCAGCTGGACCAATCCAAAGAAGTAGATGAATTTTGGCGGACCCGTTCCGAGAACAGCCGCGGCCATCGAGGCAGCTCCTCAGTGGCCGCAGACCGAAAACTAGACAATGACCGTAGAAACTTGGAAAAAGATAAGAAGAATTATGATATTGAAGACTCGGGAGAAGGAAAAGCACAAGTCGAAAAACGAGATAAAGCTTTGGCTAAATGGGTCCGAAGCCTAGATCCGGCTAATAACAAGCTTACATTAAATATCGATGGAAGCGAAAGAACCTTTGTGCAGTTCGAATTTATGTATTTTGGAGATATAATAGATATTGCCCTGAAGAATTTTTCGAACCACCCAGACCAATTGCGCCAAAGGATATTAATAGGTGACTTTTACTTTTTTGATAGACACACACAAAAAAAGGTTCAATTAAATTTATCAGATGTACCAGTATCTTGGCATTATTTTATGATATGGTATATGAATAGAATAATTAAAAGAGATATTGTTACTATGAGCGCGCATGATTTTATAAAAGACATAATATCTTACATTATTAATCCAATGTTTGGAACAACTTGTTATGGTAACGAGCCTGGAGAAAGTTCACAAAATATTTTATCTGTAAAAACATCAACATTTAACGCTCCTGCTGCAGCAGACGGTAGCGATAGGCTTTCTGGTAAGTTGGGAAATAAACATGGAAGGTTATATGTGGCCGGCGGGAACACAGGCCTGGCCGCAAGTGTGGTTCAAGGTAGTCACTCTAGACCAGACGGCGAAAAAATTACAGGCCTGCAAGTCCAGCCCGGAACAGTCCCCACCAACATTTTTAATTATACCTTATTATATGCTAATAGTCAGAAAATTAATAGATTAAGTGGCGATGCCAAAGAGGACTCTAGTAATGGAATATATCATCTTCGTGTCGGAGCAGATCGAGGCTTGGCCAAAAAATTCAATTTCAAGGGTGAAACTAGAAAGTATGCAGCAGAAGCCTCTGTTGTCGACAGAAACCAAAGAAGTGATATAGAGGGTCTCCGAGGGTCAAAATATAATTGTGACATTGAAATGATAGGAAATCCACTGTTCCAGAATGGACAATATATATTTATAGACCCATCGATGATGGGGTTTGGTCAAATGACAAAAGAATCTTTTGAAAAGAACCAGAGAATTCTTAGGCTTGGTGGATACTATTTGATTATTGAGGTGCAATGTTCGATTGATAGCGCCGGCTTCCAAACAACGCTGAAAACATTGTGGGAAAACTTTCCAACAAACTTCCGCCACAGCCGGGCACCAAGCATTGAGCGGGCTTCAACAGCCGATCCTGACAACACTGCTTTAGAGGCGATAGACCCTAGGGGAACAGACCGCACAGGCTCCGCCGCGAAGATTGTTTCCGACACCGCGAATAAGCAATTTACAAACAAGAAAAAGAAAAAGAAAAAGAAAAAACCCGGCCAATATTTCGTGCCCAAGATCGGTAGGAGTTGATAATGACCAAATTTGATGACAAAGATATAATTCCGTTTTACAGTCCCAATGGGCGCAATGGCATAGATGCTGAGTCATCTTACTATTCCAGAAAGCACTATCGCTTTTATTCTTATCCTCTTGATAGTGGACCAGCCCCTATTGATATGTGGTATGATAAACAACATTACGGACGCCTCAATGAGGAAAATACGCCCATATTTTTGTCTGAAGAGAACTTAAAACCAGTTGCGTCATCCGGAGGGCCGGCCATCTTTGTTGTTGATTTTGTGGCCGATGCTTATAAAGACATGGAGCGATATATACAGGACGCCGTACAAACAGGGGTTATTTGCGAAGGTAGCTTATTTGAACAGCTGGATCCTAAAACAGGTTGGAAAGATCTTAAAGGAGAATATCAGAGACTATTGAATGCCGATTATGATAGTTTTGCTAGGTCATATTCCCCTTTGAGGCTCTCGAAAAAGAAAAATAAAATAAAGTCCTTCGATTCCTTTACTAGGGAATACATTAACTTTCTTAAGAAAATTCAGATATCCGTCCTGTTGACAAAAAGTAAATTTGTCACTAGCACTAAAATTTCTCCAGCAATAAGCGGACTAATGATAGAATTTGCAACTGACGAGCATTCGGATGATCGTGGAAAGATGGACTATATTAGAGATCCTTCTTTTTCGTTTTATCGGCATGCCGCAAGAAAGTTCGGATTCATGGTTGATAAGAACGCCCCATGGAGAATAGTGGCAGATATAAAATCTCCGGAAATGAGAAAATATATGAATGTTTATGGCGTCACGCCTGAAAATTTATTTTCATATTATTATTATAAGTGTTATTTCTTTGATTTGGATTATTTGAAGACTCACATGATAGATACATATAATTCATATGTCAGCGCATATCCATCTTTTCAAGAGAGGAAGATAATTTGTGAAAAGCCGGTCATGGTCACTACAAAAAGAGAGCCAATCACAGAGGAGTACGCTAATCAACATTATGACTTAAATTTTTGGTTAGAAAAGTATATAATTATTAGAAATATGGAAGAGAAAAATAAGTTTTCAGAGTCTAGAATAGACCTTATAATAAAAAAAGCAAAAAGTTTGAATAAACACTTTGACATTTATCGTGCTTTAGAGTATACTAATAATAACTTTAAAATCTCTTCAAAAAAGAGAAAGACTAAAAAAACAGATTATTAATGATATTTCAAACACTGGACGAGAAAAAAGAATGTTTCGGCATATATGCCAACGGAGTAATAGAATATGAAAGAATTCCAAAGGATCTTACTGCAACTTGGTCTTACGCCCCTTATCTGGGTGGCATGGATATTCGATATGCTTCTCTCTATGCTGGGGACTGCAGCATTGCGAATGTTGTTCCCGAAAGATTTCTTCCTGAATGGGAGAGGGTAAG